GGTGTGGTGTTGGAAAGGTTGGACAAGATCAAAGTAAGTACCTTCACGCTCAGAGAAGCGATCTTGGCCGTTAAGTTGAAGCTTGGCGGTGACAACTGGGTTTTCGCCCCAGCAGTGAAGCTTGCGGGAAGTTTCACAAAGAACAAAGGCACCCGCATCTGACACACCATTGTTAACACTCTGCTGGAAAGCAGTACTGAGGTCTGCAACTGGGATGGCTGAAAGGTCGCTACCCGTTCCCGCATTGCCTCCAGCAGTCACATCGTTAAAGAGACCACCAGCGTTAATGACGGAATTGTTTTTATCTGCATCCGTCGGACTAGCATTATTGCCCGAAAGTTGTCCAGTTGAAGAGAATGCGCGGATTGAGTTTGGAAGAGCATCAATTGCGTCAGTGTAGTTAAATGGTTGCGCACCGAGGGCCATATTAAGTGCTTGATTAGCATCAAAAGAATCGCAATAGGAAACATTTACATCGGGTTGGACGACCCAAATAATTTCCTTACACGGGTGATTGAAATTCAATTTAACTTTGTTACTGGATGATCCGATGGATTCATCTCCAGTAAATTGAAGCTGCTCAATAAGGTATTCGTGTGGGTTTTGTGCCATACGTCTGCGCTCATCGGTATCAAGGAAAACGTAATCAACGTAGAGGGATGCGGCGACAAGAGATTTTTGGTAGGAAGCACTGTGTTTGCCTTTATTGGTTCCACTTGAATCAATACCTTTAACAGCCCACAAACATTCATCCATAGGACGAAGCTCAATGTTAATCTTAACTTCGTGGTATTGAAGAGCGATCAATGGAAGAGCAAGACCTGACTTGAGGAAAAACCACCAATCAAGGGGAATGTAAAGAGTTGTTTCTGGGAGTGCCTTTCTTGGAGCACAAACTGCTTGGGGAACACCCGATGCAGAGCAAGCGGTGGCAACATCAGCGAAGTCAGGATCGGTAAGGAACGTAAGTTGCGTGGTATTGCCGACCATTTTGTGAAAACCTTCCTCTTGTTCCGAAGTAAGGGTAAGTTGATTCCAAATATGCATCCAATCGCCGTATTGGCGATCGATGCGTTGACCTCCAATCTCAACTTCAACCATTGAGATGAGCTGATGACCGGGGTTATCCAACCAACGAGCATAAACATCAGTGGCTGTAGAGGTGTCTGGTCCAATTTGAGGAAGTGTAACTTGGAGATAAGTGCGGTAGCACAAATCACCGTTTCGTGACACAGTACATTGGACTCTGCGACCGAAGTCAGCTTGTCCGTTAAAAGTTTGTTCAATAGATTCCATAGCAAAATTGGTGTGACGTCTGTAAGTTACCTTCCAGAAAGTGATTTGAGGGTTACCCGTAAGATAAACATCTTGGGCACCGTAAGCGACTAGTTGCATAAGACCTCCTCCCATATTATTATAATATTCCTAAAGAAAATAATATTTCAATATTTAATTAAATTAAATTAAATTAAATATATGTAATGATAAATTATTAACTACTTTTTAAATTTGACTCGATAAACCGTTTAATATAATTATCTAAAAATACTTCTTTTTTACCTTCGTGATTTTTTGAAAAAATATATAAATTATTTGTTTTTTTGATTTTCCAACCTTTTTCTAATGCATTAAATATTAAAATCATTTTGGTTTTTTTAACAATATCAATATCATCATATATATTTATATTTTCCAATGATATATCCATTTATCATTTAAAAATATTTAAAAACAATATATTTACTTTATTATTTATTTATTTTTTAGTATAAATAATTATTATTAAAGAAGTATATATGCCCAATTTTAAACCAAAAAAATTAAAAAAAATTAAAAAAAAGGGGAAAATTAAAATTACATTGGATAAAAAACATAGAGAAAAAATGTTAGAATTTCAAAATATTAAACAAACTTTAATACCTGTTTTAAATAAAGAATTAGACATTTTAAAAATTAAATTTAAAAATTCCAATAATATTGAAGATAAATTAACAATTAAAGAAAAAATTAAAGAAATTAATGTTCAGAAAAAAAAAGAAAAAATAAAAGAAAAAGAATATTTATTAAAGAATTCTAAATATATATTTAATTATTTTGAGAAAAAGAAAAATTTATCTTTGGGGAATACTACAAATAAAAAAAATATTTTAAATAATTTTTTTAATAAAGATGGCAAAGAGTGCAATAAAGAAATAACAGAAGATACTTATGAATTTAATTCCAATGTTAATGCTTATTTAACAAATATTGATAAAACATATATAGATTTGGAAAATTATAAAATTAAATATGATATATGTGTACATTGTTTTGGTGAATTAATACCAATTGAAAATTTAGGTGTTTTGGTTTGCAAAAAATGTAGTCGGCAAAGTAATTTTCTCATTGAACACGAAAAACCTTCTTATAAAGAGCCCCCCAAAGAAGTATGTTTTTATGCTTATAAAAGAATTAATCATTTTAGAGAAATACTTGCACAATTTCAAGCGAAAGAAACAACACAAATTCCTAAAAAGGTATTGACTGACATAAAAGAACAAATAAAAAAAGAAAGAATTAATTTGAAACAAATGACAAATAAAAAAGCTAAAGATATTTTAAAAAAATTGGGATATAATAAATTTTATGAGCATATACCGTTTATTAAAGATAAATTGGGAATTAAACCACCTGTTATGAAACCTGAATTGGAAGAGAAATTATGTAATTTATTTATGGATATTCAACAGCCATATTCTCGCCATTGTCCGGATACAAGAGTGAATTTTTTGAATTATTATTATGTATTGTATAAAATGTGCGAATTATTGGATGAAAAGATTTTTTTACCATATTTTCCAATGTTAAAAGATCCGGTTAAAAGAATTGAACAAGATGTGATTTGGAAGAAAATTTGTAAAGAATTGAATTGGGAATTTATACCTACCATCTAAAAACTTTTACTAAAAGTTTGACAAAACAATCTTTTTGGTAAAAGTTTGTTCTTCTCGTAAGACTATTAAATCACAACATCTTCACTTTCATACTTTTCTTGAATTTCTTCAAATTTTTCAATATGACGCAACCAATTTGTTACCTTATTCCATTTTTTATACTTTGAAACTTTTTTTGCAGATCTTTTTTCACATTCTCCAATATAATACAGATAATACCATCTATTATTTTCAGGATTAATTTGATTATACCATTGAAAACCGCCTTTCAAAAATTGATTATTTATTTTTTCCCATAAAAAATTGTCCCTATTTATTGGTAAATTATACATTTTAAATAAGCACGTTATTCTATATTGAAATCAATTTATTAAATTGATTTTTTTTAGTATTTTATTACAAAAATAAATAAAAATGATTAGAGCAGCAAAAAACGGATGTTCTTCTGAAATTACATTCAATGGGAAAAAAGTATATCACGAATGGGATAGCAGTAAAATCCCAAAATCTCACCTAGGAAAAAAATTAGATAAAGCTGAATTATTGAAATACCACTTGGTTGATGAATCGCATTTACAAGCCATTGAAACCCTTATGGTTGATTGGGAGTTATATGAGAATGGATGGTACGTAGCATATCCAGATGGAGGTTATAAAAACAAGCATCTATTTTATTATTTGCAGCAAATGGGAAATTATGGTAGTTTTAGACCAACAGAATTGGAATATTTTAAAGAATAAATGTTCACAATCGGCTATCATTCTTTTACATTTAAAATGATCGCGTCATATTTGTGAAAAGTTATAATTATTTTTTTTTCTTTGGTGGTCAGCAATCTACTTTCATATTTTTCTTCCTCTGTTCAACTTCTTTTCTCCTTTTAGCGATCAGTTTTTTATGGTCGGTTCCACCAACTCTTCCTGTGCGTGCAGCTTCTTTTACCCGTTTTTTTATACGACCAGCGATGGTGTCTTCTTTATCACTCATATATATATAATTATAAATAATTATCTTTATATATATTTACCATTTTCTTTTCTTAATGACTTTGATTTTAGAAATTTTTTTTGTTGAAAGTTTTTTCTCAAACGTATTTTGACCCCATAAACGAGAATATCCATCAATTGCCCAACTATATTTTTTTGGAAATTCTTCAAAATATTCTCTTGATAAATAACCTTCCTCACCTTTTTCTATTAAAAAATATACATTATTTTCACCAACTGCCAATGGATATGGGACACCACTATTACCCACTTGAGAATGGTATTCTAATATTTTTCCTTTTGTTTCAAACTCGTAAATCCACGGCCCTATAAACAAGTATCTATTGCCAGAAATATGCGCCAATATTGTATTTCCTTTTCCACCAGACCAGGAATCTCCCCTGTCATCAATGCCTTTTGGGATAAATATTTTTTTTAAATTTCTATATGATTTTATTAATATTGGATAATCATCGTAATTTATATCTTCAACAGAATCATCATATGTAAAAATATCCAATCCCTTTCCTTTTATAACCACTTTATATGGTCTTCCCCCATTATCAAAAATTAAATATTTTTCACCAGTTAATAATTTAGATGATTTTTTTCTGGATTTTCTTGTGGATTTTTTTGTGGATTTCTTGGATTTTTTTGTGGATTTTTTTGTTTTTTTCTGCCAACGTTTTACACCATTTTTATTTTTTACAATAACCCACATATTACCATCATTTCCCTTTTTTTTTGTTCCAACAGAAAAATTTGTTGCTGATTCTTCTGGACTTTTTCTCATATACATACTTTTAGAAAAAGTATTAGCAAAAAAAATATAAAAAAAGTATTAGCAAAAAAAATATAAAAAAAGTATTAGCAAAAAAAATATAAAAAAAGTATTAGCAAA